TCGACTTGCAGATTCCTTGCTGGTCAGTGTTGAGAAAATAGTGCCTAAAGACACAAACTCAACCCTACCCGTTGTGGCATGCGAGAGCCACATACGAGTTAGGAACCCTTCTATTCCATCCTTAGCTCTTTTGGGAGCGGGGATGGTAGAACTTCCAACGACTGGACAGGCTTCGTCGAAATTACTGACGAATCCACCGTCGCCATAACCGTCAGGTATCCTAAGCTGAAAAGCTTTTGGTACTTGCCGGAATAAGAAGTTCCAAGTAGACCGAAAACGGCCATCGCAACCCAGATTGCTACAGCGCATAGCGCTGTAACGCCTGAGAGCGTTAGCCACTCGATAAATCGAGAGAACATCGGCTACCTCCTCTTTGAGGAAGAAGGGTCTGACGAGCGTTCCGCTGATATAGTCCTTACCACAAGATTCCCGAAAAGGGCCTTGAGTAAAGGTTTTATCAGGGTTCGGAGTAAAACCAGCGTAGGTGAGAACACGTAACACCTCCTCGGTACATTGAGTAGGGACTATAATGTCATCACCAAACACTGCCAGTACATCCGAATCAAGGTTGTGGCGGCGCAAAACCGCCAAGCTAAGAGCCCAGAAAATTAGGCTCTCAAGCTCGAAGGTGAAGCCATTGCCCATAGATGAAAATTTATGGTAACGGAACCACTTGTTCTCGAATGACCCGAGTTTACTCCGGGCAACATCCATAAGAACAAACCAGTCAGCAGGTAATAATGCTCTGACTAACTCGACGGAAACAGTGTCACTAGCGGCCGATAGGTCGATAGTGGCATATGAACCATCGCGAGAGCCAATTTGAGCAAAATGCCTGTTGCGATCTTGGCCATGGTCAAGATCGAGACCAGCACGCTTAAGTTTACCCCTCATAACAGTTCCAATCCCCTTTTGGAGGAAGGAATTGACATGCGGTTCAACGGCGATGGGTCTATCAGTCTTCGCATTCTTCGGAACAAAAGCTAGCTTGTTACCAGGACGGCTGATTAAAGCCGAAGCGGTAATGCTACTAGGGTAAGAAACCCCTGTAGTATCATCACTGGCATCGTTGTGAAACGACGCCCAAGGGTGCCACGCGTTAATCACGTGATGCACGTCACAAGCAATAAGGTCTGGCGTAGCTTCAAGCTTAGCCTGAAACTTGTTGTATACCGAAGTCTTGTTGCCCTTACAGGATGACGAGACACCGGGCCCCCACCCACACGAGTCGATCATCTGACTCATATTGAGTGGTCCTAGTACATGCCTTATTATTTCCCTCGCTTCGTGAAATACGGAGTGAAAGGGACCAGTTTCAATCGAATCTGGCGTAAGGTGCATACTAAGAATGCGACGATTTGTCAGACGACACTGTTCCTCCGAAGCCCAAAACTTCTTAATGGCCACTTCCTTACGGTTGTGACTAGTAATAAGAAAAGGGTACTTCGACAGAAGCGATGTAGCTTGATAATCATCTGCAAAGGTAGACAGACTATCGTATGAGGCTGGATCAGGCATCTCAAGAGCCAAAAGCTGATCATGTTCCAAAACTTCGTTATTCTCATAACGATGTTTCAGCTCATGATTTTCTTTACCACTTCGGTAAAGAAGATAAACAGCTAAGGCACGAGGGGTGTTTAGATCTTCCAACAGACGATACACCAGGTCAGGAACTAAGTTTCTGACAGATGAGAGCTTAGCTTTCATCTTGGCTCCAGTAATGGGTTTAGGGATTTCACATAGTCACCAAACTATGCTATCAACACCTCTACTAATCAAAAATTAGTAGGGAGGGTTGAGGTCCTGAACCGCGTCACTGACCACTGATGCGGACATCAAGTTCTTGACGAAAGCGAGGATGTCTTTCCGATTCTGCAATGAACTTGCAGCAGGAAGAACGAACTCGACTGTAGCCAAGCAATTGTATGCCGCTACGGGATTCGGTTGAATACCCGTACCTGTCGTGGGCGCCGTGACTGCCAGCGTAGGGGCGACAATCTTCAACGTTACTTTCTGCCCAGAATTCTGGGCAGATGCGTAACGGGTGCCGATCGTAAGAACGTTGTACCCGGCGACAACAGCAGCACTACGGTCTTGATACATAACCAAATCCGGAGCAACACGCGCCGGATTGAAGGTATGGGCAACCGGAGTGGATGCGCCATCGTTGAGTACTACGTTTGCGACTGCGGACATGGTGAAACTCCAAGGATCTCTGATCCTATAGAGACGGAACCGACGAAGCAGGATTGCTAGCGACGGAAGAACGCCTGTTGAAGAAGCGAAATTGCTGAAGCTTGTCGTTCGCCATGACCATCGAGGCCGTCAATAAGCCTACCAAGAGGTGCGACAGAAGGAATAGCGAGTTGTACATCTCGAGCGTAAAACACGCTACGATCGGTGTAAGACCCATTATAAACCCGCATGTCAAGACCATAGGTAGTCTCACTTGATGACCATCCATTTTCAATGGTGACGCCAAGATTAGCAGTGGAAGCCGCCAAGAAGTTTCCGACCGGAACAAACCAGTCGACCACGAAACTAAAAGGCAATAACTCCCAAGCCAGCGAAGCGGGGTTCATTAACCCCAATTGCTGTAGCGTAGAAACAACGGAGTTAGTCACGTGCACTGTGGCACCTGCTTTACCCTTTATGTCTCTAAACGCATGACCAACCCAAGGTTGCTTATAAACCGGATCAACTTGTAATCCAAGTTCAGCCGGAAAGGCAACTGGTTTGTCATCTCTCTGTGATTCAGAACCATGAATTTTAAATTTATGGCCTGTTTGACAGAATCCCGCATG